TGCATAGAAACAACATAAGGAAGTGTTTTTTTTATTTTAAATTTCCATTCTGTATTAATCATAATTGTTCCTAATATAGTGTGGGTGTTGTAGCTAAGGCACTTCCACCATAAAGAACAGTATAAGTGTAATTTTTACTACCTGCTGCCCCATGCGTTAACTGTACTGTTAAGGTTTGCCCACCATTCATTGAAGCACTTAAAGTAAATCCTGTATAAACTGCTGTTGCAGAACTCAATATATCAATATCTACTGTTTGTGCGTAGTTTGCAGCAAATGAATAGATCGTAGAAGCTGAATCTCCTGCTTCTGATTTTGTAATGATTATAATTCCACTATGAGCACCATTGCTTCTGTCAAGTGTAAAAAGCGTGGTTGCACTATTGCTTACACTTTTATAACCTGAAAAAGTAGAAAACCCACCAGTGTTATTTCCTGAGCTATCACTTGTTGTAAATGCTGTACCTTTAACATGAAACTTTGAGCCTGAATAACCCATTTGACCATCGTTAGAAACAGAAACGCCACCATCACTTCTAACTCTCATGCGTTCAGTGTTAGAGGTTGTATTCATAAAAATCATATCTGTGTATGACCTATAGTATGAAATACCAGTTCCATCAATTTGTTGATAAACCAAAGATGGGGTTGATAATCTATAAGCACCATCACCATCAAGTCCAAGTCCAAATGCTCCAGTGGTAGCAGCAGTTCTTTCTAAGGTAAGAGCAAAAGGATCTGCATTGTTAACAATTCTTTGTTTACCTGCTATGTCTAATTTGTATGAAGATGATGGGTTGGTGTTATTTATACCAACAGAACCTGTGCTATCTATGCGAAGTCTTTCGGTATTATTTGTGCTAAATATTAAATCAGCATTTTCTCTTTGAGAAATATAAGCATCACTATCTGCAAGCAAAAGTTCAAGACCTGAAGGAAAAGTTTGCCCTGTTGTAGAGTTAGTAAGTGCAATTCTTGGGTTTGTTGCATTATGTACATTAAGTGTAACCATTGGTGAACTTGTACCCAAGCCTAACCTATCATTCGTAGGGTCAGTATAAATAGCAGAAGTGTTTAAATAACTCTCAACATCACTATCTGTATAACCTGAGATAGTAGAAAAAGATAAAGTACCTGAACCATTGGTAGTAAGTACCTGACCATTAGTTCCATCAGATACATTAAGTTGGGTAATACCAATACTGTTGTCAGCGATACTCGCAGAGGTAACCGCATTTGCTGCTAGGTTGTCTGCTGTTATCTTGGTGTTTGCCATGTTATTCCTCTATTAAGTCCCATTGTTGATCTGTTTCATTCCATTCATAAAAATTACCATCTTCAGGCATTTTAACTGGTGGATTCCATAAGCAAGTATCTTCATCTAAAGTCCAAGATGGATAAGGTTGCGGTGGAATAAAAGCATCTTTTTCTTTGTCATAAGTAAATCCTATGCCCGCATAATTTTTTCTTAAAGGTGTGCCACCAAGTTTATGCACATTTCCTTTGGTGTTATAAGAAGTTTGTATCCATTTGCCTGCTGAATCATCAACAAAAGTATCAAAAAATTCTTCTTCGGCAACAATAACTTGAATTACTTTACCATCTAAAACTTTTGCATAATGTGCCATATATTATCCCTATAACTGATACCTAATAATTACGATTCCTGAACCGCCATTTGCACCATCATTGTTTCGGCTTCCGCCCCCACCACCACCAGTGTTAGCAGTTCCTGCTGTCCCATCAAGCCCTGTTTGCGATACATCATCACCACCACCGCCTGCACCGCCACCGCCAGTACCACCTGCACCGCCAGTTGCGGTATTTTGTGAACCACCGCCACCGCCACCGCCTGCATAATATGTTCCATTAGACCATTGTGAACCTGCTCCACCTGCTCCACCGCTATTGCCTGAGCCTGAAGAACCATTGCCACCTGCTGCGGATGCACCGCCACCGCCTGCTCCTGCCCAATTTGAACCATTGCTTGTTACATCACCGCCATCATTACCCTGACCTGAAGTACCTGAACCACCAGTAGAAGTTGTGCCTACAGCATTGGATGCCCCGCCACCTGAACCACCATTACTACCATTGTCTTGTCTAACACTACCACTTTCAGAATATTGACCGCCTGCACCACCGCCAGTAGATGTAGCAACACTTGATATAGAGGAGTCTCCACCATTACTAGCTAATGAAGAATTTGCTACACCGCCACTTCCTGCTGCACCTACAGTAACAGTATATGACTGTGGACTTGCTGAGAAAGTACCACTTCTGTAGCCACCTGCTCCACCGCCACCTGCATGTCGTGAGCCACCACCGCCACCACCGCCAACAATTAAATATTCAACTGTTTTTGTTCCTGCAGATACAGTAAATGTTTCTGAAGAATTAAAGGTATGGTATTTATATCCACCACTAGTAGTCTCTGTGCCACCTGAAGCTGTAAAAACAACAGCTAATGGAACCCAATTACCATTAGCATAAGCTTCAACTTCTGCTTCGGTTGAGTTATAACGAATCATCCCATTCTCAGCAGTTGGTCTTTGTGCGGTTGTGCCAGTTGGAAGTTTCAAAGCACTGTTATAAGGAGACATATCAAAGCCTGCATTTGAAGTAACGCCGTTTCCAGTATTTCCTACTTTTATTTTTCCACCAGAATCTATTTGAAATAAAGTCTGTCCAGCAGAACCATCTGTTGCTTCCCTAAAAATTCTAAAATCATTATCAGTAACATAATTATCTAAAACATATTGGTATGTATTTGCACCCATAGGTTTAAAGATTAATCTGTTATTATTATCATCTCCTGAGATAGTAAGCTTTCTCTCAACAGTCAAATTAGCAGACATCTTCACATCACCCACGATATCTAAAAGTGTGGTCGGTGCTGCGGTACCAATACCAACCCTTGAGTTGGCGTTGTCTACTACGAAGGTAGGCGAATCAAACGCTACATCTCCTGTAACGGTAAGGTTTGCTGGCATAGTAATGTTGCCAGAAAGCTTTGCACTGGTTACGGTGCCATCGCTTGGCGTTCCAATGTTGACTGGATTAATAACATAAACGGTTACAACTCTGTCGGCTATTACGCCGTCAGTCATGGTCAATACATTGGTTGAAATCGTATAAGCGTCTTGGTCTTGGAATACACCATCAACAAAGACGATTAAGTTAGTCTCGGCTGCTGGAGAGTCGGATAGGGTAAAGTCTGTTTGTGGATTTCCCCCGACATCGGCTGCTGTAAAAGTATCAACCGTAAGATTAGAACTTTGTAAATTAATAAGGTTGTCAACAATAACCTCTAGTGCCATCCCATCGGATGGGGCTGTATCAAAGGTTAGGGTGCTACCACTAAATGAAAAGGTGTCGTGGTGCTGCATCACACCGTTTAAGAACACCATGGCGTTTGCCTCTACGCTAGGATCTATGCCTATGTCGTAGTCGGTAGCACTGGATGCAGTCGTAGTATTGTAGACTGTTTGGTTTGCAGACTTAGCTGCAATGTTTTCTTGAATGTCTGTTAGAAGACCTGCGGTTGCTCTTAACTCAGCAGCATCGCCAGAGCTAAAAGCCCTTGCGGTAGTATTATCAACGCCCCTAACAATTGTAAGAGTATTACTGCTTCTTGCGGTAACCTTAACAATCTCATTGTTGGTTGTGTCATCAAAGGTGCAGTAAAAATACTCTCCTGCTCCTAAGGTTGGAAATACAGATCCGTCTACAACGGTAGCCGAAGTTGCTGTACTGGTTATACCAGATGCAAGAGTTGTCTTGGCGTTGTTAGTGAACTTAACAGCCATTCAGTTAACTCCTGTAGAATTAACTGACTGTTACAGTCCAAGTAATTGTCATTGAGTCAGACGCACCCTTATTAACAACTGAGAATACTGTTCTGCAAAGCAATGTACCTGAAGAAGAGGCATTTAAAATACCTGCTTCAGTAATAGCACCTGTACCAGTACCAGCACCGAAAGTTGCAACATATTCAACTTCGTTACTAGTTACAGTAGTAGATGTTAGTGATACACGACCAGATTCAGAACCTAATGCAGCATCAGATGTGGAAGCAGCTGTTGAGTCAGTACCAATAGCCATGTGTGACATAGCGGTAGCTGTTGCGTCTTTCATTCTGGAAGCTACATATTCTTTTCCGTCTGTTACAACAACATTTGGAATTTCTTGAACAGTGTCTCCGTTAATGGCGATCTTTAACTTACCTGTAAGTTTTAATCCGTCTTTTAACATTTATAGTCTCCTAATTTAATACACTAGTGTTTAAAGCCTGAGTATTCAGAACAAGACCTTTTATACCGGGAACAAAAGCGATGCTAATTGATTCGGTGATGGTAGCCGTGTCTGACAGGCTCTTTGAAAAAGATATCACTTCTTGATCGGATAGTGAAGTAGTATCAGACCGTATTAAAGCGAAAGATATGATAGAAGATTCTGATATAGAAAGGCTATCGTCCTGTGGAATATCTGTGGATAAAACCGGTGCATCTGATACAGAAACCGAATCCGCAAACACCCTTCCAAGTACATAAGTTAGTGTTTCTGATATTGTTACCGAGTCTGTTTTATCTAAGGCGGTTGCTAATTCTGTAGCCTCACTTAAAGATAGGCTGTCTGTAACGGGTCTAGAAAAAGAAAGTACGGCGTCCTCTGATAAAGAATAAGAGTCTGCCAGTACCTTAGATAAAGAATATATATGATCTTCTGTGAGTGTTGCAATGTTCTCTTTGTTTAGACCAACATCTGTTTGTAATGGATCGGCTACACTAGCCAGATCATCTAAGGTAAACCCATCGCTAAATTCTCTAATGTAGGTAACTATTCTAGACAGAGATTCTGACATAGATACAGAATCGTCTTTTACTAAAGATGGTTCTAATACCGCATCTTCTGCCAACGATAGCGAATCATCTTTTGCTGTCGAGAAGTCTTTAACATCAGACTCTGTAAGTGACATACTGTCATCTTTAACTAAACTAGAATCTATGTCTGCGTCTTCAGAAAGTGTCATACTGTCTGATTTAGTTAAGGAGGATAGTAACTCTGTGTCTTCTGTTATGGATACACTGTCGTCCCTTGATGTTTCAAATGCCTTAGCAAGATCTTCTGTTATGGTTGCCTCATCTTCTTTCCCGAGCCCGGTGTCGACAGAGTCAACCGCATCGCTAAATGAATAACTGTCTGTAAATGCTCTAACAAATAAAACAGATTTTTCTAATACCTCGGTGAGGGTTGCTGTATCCTCAACACCCTTGCCAATGGCTTTATTATCTATGCCCTCGGCAAGACCTAGGCTGTCTGTTTGTACAGAGCTGAATGCAATAACAGACTCTTCTGAGAGAGTAATGTTTTGAACCTGAGGTGAATCATACTGAGTTGTAAAGTAAAGGTTCTTGGTATCAACATTCAATGCAACATTAGTTGCAACCATGTCTATGTAGTTAAGGCTTGCGTCTAGATCTACAAAAGATAATAGGGTAGTTGAGTCGCTGGATATGTTAAGAGATGCGAGCTCTTGCTTATCTACCGTTAGGTGAAGACTCGAAAATGATACTGATATTTTCAGTGCCATTAGTCAAAGTCATCTCTTACAGTAAACTTAATTAAATCATTAACGGTTTGAATGTTTGAATCTGCCTTTGTTAGTTCAACCTCGCCCTCATAAAGTCCGGCTGCACTAAAGGTATCGCTTGGGAAAAGCATTGTACAAACACCGTTAGTTGCGTCAGTGATAGTACAAGTTACTGTCTTTAATACAGTGGTTGTTCCTATCTCTCTAATTCTTACTCTTACAGTTCCGCTAGTAATATCTATTGGTGCAAATGTTGTTGGATCTTCTGGGTCCAATGTTTGACCAGCTGCGGCTGTGTTACTGTCTTTTAAGGTAATAGTTAATTCTGGAAGTGTGTCTCCAACTACTAATTTTAAATTTGCTGAATATGCCATTAGTATCCAAACTCCTGATATTTAACAGTTAAATTGGCTCCAACATTTCCGTATTTAGTTTTTCTTACCGCTAAAGCCTCTCCTTTATCATACATTCTTTTATTAAGATCGGCAGCCTGTATGTCTGTCCAAGGACAATCTTTCATCATCTGAAGTCTGTAGAGTGCTCCGTGCACCAATGTTTCTTGGTACTCGTTAGCAATAATGTTTGGAATGGTTGTTGATGTCTGGGTTGGCTTAAGGCTATATAAAGCATAAAGCGTTTCTGTGGCTTCCGGGGTAGGAGCAAACAAAATATTTTCTTGATCTTTCTGTGTGTAATACGCAACCTTTCCTTTTCCATAAACACTAAATATAGACTGAGATCCTATTTGTGCTTTTGGTTCTAACGGTACTAGTTTCTTTTGAGATAGTCTGGTAACAGAGCTGTCTGATCTTGATCTAAATATATCAATGATATGATTAAGCTCAGCTCCTGCCGGGATATCTAAATCAGATGCAGTGTATTCATTAACATTTGCTACCACCACAAACGGGGTAAGTTCCTGCATATAAATATCTGTGTTAATACAAAAATCAATTAATGTATTTCTTAGCTCATCGATAATAATAAACTGTGGACAGTTGGGTGCCTCCCTCCTGACCTTTGGTACTAAAGTTTCTATTTTCTTTGAGACCGCCATTTATTATGTATCCTGTGCTGGGGTTGCTGGTCTTGGCTGCGATACAGCATCCGCCTGTGTTTTAATTCCTAATGCGTTTTGGAAAGAGGCGTAGTATGAAGCAGATCTCTGTAGGTCTCCTGCATACTCAGAATCTTTCTGATATGCCCTATAAAGCATATAGTCTAAGATAGCATTAGCGTAGGTATCATCCAAGGAGATTGTGTCAGTATCTGTAGTAAAATCACTGATAGTTATTTTAGACGGTGCTGAACTATAAATAATCTCTATGGTGTTACCGCTGGTTGATGGGTATGGGTAAACATAAAAGTTCTTTGGATCTACCGGATTATAAACATAATGTTCTACAGCAGTTCCTGTTTTTGAATACCAGTCATCTATCTGATCATCTAAGATCTTTCTTTCAATAATAGTTACCGGGTTGGTGTTCGGGCTGATGTTCTTATAAACATCTAATAGCCTTAAACCACCTGAGGGTAAAGATTGCTTGGCTGATTGAGCAAGCGTGAAAGATTCGTTGGTTGTGCTTGCGTCAGGTCTAAAGAGAACTATCTCTCTTTGAGCATCGTTTAAATAATCTAATAGGGTTTGTTGGGACCATCTTACATTAGATGTGTCTTGAAGTATCTCCTCTGCCCTATCGATGACATCAATGACCTGTACGGTTGCCATCTTAGAGTCCTAGCTGCTTTTTCTCTTCTTCAGATAAGGATCTCTCATCATAGATAAATGTCCAGAACTCTGGTCTATGATTAGGGTTCCAAGGAACAACCTTGCCGAACTCTGATTTAGAAGCGATAGGATCTTTTGAGGTTTTTGAAACTTTCTTTTCCTTGACTGGTGATTTTTTAGAAAGCTCTTCTACCTGTGCCTCAAGGTCTGATAGCTTTTGTTTCTTATCTAGATTAACACCAAACTCTTCTTTGGCGTGTTTAACTAATTCGTCTTTTTTCATTTACTTCTTCCTCTTTGAAGTTGATTTAACCTTTCCCGTCTTGGAAGCTGTCTTAGCTTTCTTGGGTCCAATTGTTTTAGTTAATGTACCATAAATATAGGCATTCAGCCTAGCACCAGAAAGTCCTTTTTTCTTCCCGGCAGCCCTGAGTCGTCTCTCTAGTAATTCTTTCTTAGATCCCTTGGGCATAATAAAGAAGGGGAGCCGAAGCTCCCCTAAGCCAGCATTAAGCTAGTTTGAATTCTCCAATAGCTGTTGGTAGAACTACTTTGTAGCCATACACAGCTAAACCTCTAACGCCGTCACCGAATGAAGACTCAAGTCTTACGGTTTCTGTGTTAGTCATTTGAGAAGCATAAGCGATAGCTTTTGGATGACCATACAATCCAGATGTTACACCTGAAGTTGTTGATAGGTTGTTTGACACATACATTTTGAATCTGTCAACCATTCCAATGAAGCCATTTCTTAATGGTGAAACTGAGTCACCTGTTAAGTAAGCTTGTCTTAGCTCTGTTTGTTTCAAGATTGAAGCAGTCGCTGGGTTGATGATCATAAATCTATCCTCTTCAGGAATGTTATTCTCATCAAGAGTTTGACCGGCTTCTAAGATGAAACCAAGAACATTAG